GATTCGTCCATCGTAAATGATGTAACTAATACGCTTGTCTGTTTTTGACTTGGACAAGGTACGAAGCTGATCAGCAAGATCTCCCATGATGTCTGGCTTTCCGCCCTTGAATAAGTCTTTGTCCACATCAATGGCGCGTACCCAGCCCTGCCCATCAGGATTATGATCTGACTTGCGAGCAGCGTGTCGGGTATCACCGATCCAACCATCCGATGTGCGGTCACGATCTGGGAACGAGTCATCTATCTGTTCTCGTAACTGGATCGCTGCGTGACTTAACTTAGGTTTCATCCCAGTAGTAAAGCGGCTTCTTCTTCTGTAATGCCTAGTCGCTCTAGAAGTGCAGCCTTCTCAGCAGCCTTAGCTGCCTTGTCTGCATCCTCTGCTGCCTTAGCATCTGCGAACGCCTTAGCATCTGCTGCGCGCTGTGCTACTTCTTCTGCTGTCAATTCGATCTCTGAGACTTCCCCAGTAGAGCAATCGACTACGATCTTTGTGTCTGCCATGTTTGTCTCCTTATGAGTTCTTGATGCCGTAAAGGGTTGCTGTTGAGTATTGGACAATGTTTCCTGCTAAAGGAATAAGGGAAATTGCTGTTATAGCAGCTGTGTTTGATCGTAATCCAGCGACCAAAGCCATGTTTGCATCTGTGCCATTGTTCTCAACTACAGTATCAACAGACATTGACTTAAATGTTGAACCAGCATAGTTAGGTATGTACATACTTCCATTGCCAAAAGTATTGGCAGTGTAATTAGAAGGATTGATGTATCCCATGTATTGGTCACTTACAGCCACACTGCCTGTTGTACTCCCAGTACCGAAAAGCCACAAGCGCGAAAAATTAGCCGTAGATGAATTAAAAGAAACTCCTAAAAATTGACCATTTCCACTTGTTGATGTATCTGTTCTAATTGAAAAGTTGATACATAAATCTGTGTAAGTGCTAGGAATAGAAGTAAAGGCAATAGATCCAGCCCCACCTGCACCGACTGTAACGGATGCAATCTTGATAAATGTATCAGGCACTTTTCACCCCGTATAATGTAAATGTAGAGCCAGCAGCATAAGTGCTCGTGCTAGTTGTAATGTCTAAACGATTGATTGCAGAAGTGCTGCGCCATAGACCAACAATGGCTTCTGTGCCGGTGTATGCGCCACCCATTTCATTGGCTCGAAGAAGCGTTGTCTTATTAGTCGTGGTGTTAGAGTAATTGTTAAGGTTCAGAATTGATGTAGTAGGTGCAGATGTATCCACTCCACCTACATAGTTAAGATCGATCCACGCTCGGTTAGAGCTGCGGTTAGATGTAGCAGATGAACCGTCACCCATTAAACGAGTAGCAGAATAATTAGTGCCTGTGTCAGAGTTGAAAGTCACTCTTGCATCTAAGGTCGCTGTGCCTATCATTGAACACACAAGGATTAAATCTGTGTAAGAACCGGAGATGCTACTAAAGGTTACAGAGCTTGCAGCACTACCCAAAGTAGTAGTAGCAATCGGAGTATAAGTAGATGGCATTTTATCCCTTTATTCCGTATAGGGCGAATTGACTGTACTCTGCAAAACTGCCACCGTCATTGATGCCAATCGTAATGCTAGTGATTGCGGATGTATTCATCCATAAGCCCGATGTGAAATAAACTTGACCTGAGCCGTTAGCATCAACACCGCCAAGATTTCTCACAGTTTTGTTTTTTGATGTATTGGCATAATCTAAAATGTCCGTGATGCCTACGCCAAAGATACCGCTTGCTGCATTAGCAGCAGAGTATCTCGTTGCAGCTGAAGTCTGAGACGCACTAGCTCCACCATCGGAAAAAACGCCTGAACCATTACCACGCAAAAGATGGAAAGCATAGTTACTTCCTGAATCACTATTGAAGCGATAGAAAGTTTGCATCTCACCTTGGGCAACAGTTCCACGCGCAATAGAACGAATTTGTAAATGAGTGTAAGTGCTAGGGATAGAACTAAAAGTTATATTTGATGCTCCACCGGATCCGACAGTAATGGTAGAGATAGACTCGTAGTCCGAGGCCACTACACCACCGCTAGAGGCGATGATCCCGATTAGTGATGGATACATTAAGCGATGCCACCTACGACAACCCATGAGTTAGCAGCGATCTTGATGCAAGCTGCTGACTTATAACGAGCGAGGACTGGAGCTGCTAGGACTGCACCTGCGCTCACAATAGTAGTAGTGCCAGAAGTGACAGCATTGATAGTAGTTACACCTGCACCCTTCTGATAGACGAGCAAGGTAGTACCAATAGGAAAGTTATAAGTCGCATCTGTTGGAATGCGGAAAGTGTTAGCCGATGCGTTGTCCATCGTGACAATAGCGTTAAGACCATCTGCCTTGACTGCTGTGTATGTAGTGCCAGTCTGAGCATTGACTACCATGCCAGCAAAAGAGCTGTCAATAGCATCACCTAAAGTGCGGATATCCTGTGCACCATTTTTTACGAGACCACTGTTGTCCGGTGTGTTCCAGTTATAGTTCGATGTGCTTGCCATTAGGTTAGTGCTCCAGTCGCGTTTGTCCATATAAGTGTACCATTCACGCCCGTCCAAGCTAGTGAGGCAGGGGTGACTGTTTCCCATTGGGTAGTTGATAGTGAGAAGTCTGTTGCTGAGATGTAGAGGGTGATCTCCACAAAACTAGGTGTTGCTCGTAATGCCACATTCTCGACAAAGCCATCGAATTGTCCACCTAGTAAGTTGCTAGGCAGGTTATTGATCTGTACAGGCTGACCAAAGAATACCCCGATTAGGTTGTCAAGCATCGCACTCGGCATGTCTGGGTTATCTAGACGGAAGGTAATTGCACCAAGTGACCCGCGTGGGTTCTTTCGCAGGTTTAACTCTCTAGAGGCGATGTCGGTGATGTCTGCAAGGTTCTTGATGTTAGAGTCGAACGAACGCTCGAACAGTCCGTAAGAGGCTATGGAATCTATGTCAGAGGTGCTGTAGGTTGATCCGTATCCTGTGGCGTATCTGTAGATAAGGCTGTTACGGATGCGAGCAATCTGAGTTGTGGAAGTGATAGAGCTTGGTGTTGCATAAGACCCGTCAAGGTTAGTAAAGCCATTTGTTGCGAGGTAGTTAGACCTGTGATCCGCATCATCATAATTCACATCTCCATTTTTGCCTTCACTCAACTGACCCAATGCGCTGTTAGCAATCTGGTCTGCCAATGTTTGAGACTTAGCAGAAGCACTAGCTGCAAGAGCAATCATTGTGTAAAAGAACCTTCTGCAAGTGCTGTGTTAAATACAGCCTTGGTCAATTTAGCCAGAGACCCAATACCCAAGATAGTGCCAGTAGTGATGAACCCTGTTTCTTCTGGGCTACGCACTCCGATGTTAAAGTCTGAAACCTCGCCACCAAAGACTGTGACATAACTACCTGTGCTGTTTTTCAGCTCTAAGGTAACTGGCTCCGTGACATTGATTGTGAATTCTGCGTTATCTGTATTGATAATCTCTACTCGGCAGTAACCTGCGGTAGGTTGCCGATCAATATCTAAGCGACCAGATGCGAATGACACAGAGGTGACTGTCGTATAGACATCATCACCTACTGTAACCCGCCACTCTGGAAGCCATGTCATGCGATTGTTAGCGTTCCTCTGTCTCGTGCTTCACGAAGCACATTGTCAATAGCCTCAGCGATAGCGTTAGGGTCGCTGATACCTGCCTGAACTGTGATGTTGTATTGGTTAGCAGCTTGGGCTGCATAGCGAGATCCGCTTACCGCACCTGATACACCTGCACCGCCTGAAAGACCTGCCAGTAAAGATGAGCGGGCAACATCTTCTAGATTAAATAGACCGCCTTCTGCAAAAGGTGTATTGGTAAGCGTTGGCTTTGCCATGGCTGCTACTACTGCCGATGCCGTTGCCGCTGCTGTGGATGCAGTCGCAGTTGTGGAAGGCGTTGCTGCTTTTGTAGATCCAGTAGATGCAAGGTTGATCTTAGTTAATAGAGCCAAAGCAGCTTCTAGATTAGATAGATTGATTAGATCCTTAGGCTTTAGGGATTCGAGCAACGACTTGATGTCTAGAAGTTTGAGATTCTGTGCGCCCAATGCCCCTAGGACTTTAAGATCAGCATTGAGCTTGTTGGTCGCAGAGATAATGGCTTGCTCGTCTTTAGCAGCGATAGCATCTTCTAGGGCAAGAATTGACTTCTTAACATTTAGGCGGGCGGTGTCGTTAGCGATCTGCAAGACCTGAGATGATGTGGTGGCTTTGCCTAGAGCCTCTGCCTGAGATGTAAGAGCCGCTGCAATCTGGATCTTATCTAAGTCAAAGACTTCTTCACCCTTGTTAAGAGCAAGATTAGCCTTGTCGATGGCTTGCTGAATTCTCTTATCCTTGGTGATCTTGCCTTGAGCTGTTGCCTGTTGCTGAGTCAGTTTAGTAATTTGCTTTTGCTGTTTTACTTGAGTCTGACCAGAGATAGACATTGGTGTAGTAAAAGGCTTAGGCTTTTTCTTCATGAAGCCAGACGGATCACCTTCGATAATAAGATCAACAAAAGGATCTGTCTTTTCTACGAATGCAGCAATGCCGCCAGATACAGCCATAAGAGGCGCATTGATTGTTCGGACAATTTTGCTAAGAGTTGCCAAGAAAGCTGCTGCATTAGTTGCGGCTCTTTCCATGTCTGTTGCTAGTTCATCTACTGATGTATTTCCACTTAGAATAATAAGAGAATCAATAATCCCCTTGCCTAAGATCTCTTGGACATTGGCAGATGCAACTTCCAATTTAGCCATTTGACCAGCAAAACTATTGGCTGACTCTGTTGCTGCACCAGCAAAGGTCTTAGATAAATTTTCTGTTACCTCTAGGAATGACTTGGTTTTCAGATCAGCCTTTGAGATACCTACGCCCAAGCGAGTAAGTGCTGTGTTATTGCCTAGATATGCACGACTAAGGGCGGTCGTAACTGCACCAAGATCTTTGCCAGTTGCGGCACTAATATCTAAAGCAAGATTCAGAAGTCTCTGAGACTCGGCAGAATCGCGTGTGGCGATTGCGAGTGTCTGGTAGGCCGGACGAAGAAGGTCATCAACGATTCCGAACTCACTTTGTAGTGACTGGATATAGGCTTCAGAAGAAGCAGCATCGCGTTCTAATCCAACATTCTTGAGAGCTAGAGCTAATTGTCTTTGTGCTTTTTCATCGGCTGCTGCTGCTTGAACGGCAGCCTTGCCATAAGCGAGAATCTGTTGAGTACCAAAAGCCAGACCAAAAGCACCAGCAAGTTTCTTTACATTCTTCGTAAGTTTATCTGTCGAAGTCTCTGCTTGCTTGAAGGCTTTATTGCCCGTGAACTCCGCGGCAATATCAATTAACACATTAGCCATGATCAGCCTCTCGCTCTTGCATTGAGTTTATCTGCCGCATTTTTAATAGCTGCCAATACTGCTTCTCTAGCCTTGCCATTGTTTTCTTCGTAAGCACGAAACAGAGCGCGACCTTCCATCTTGTCGCGACCCTTCATCTGAGAGCCGTACTTGCCCTGCTGGTTTTGCACAAAGCGACTGCTCGGAGTTTTGCGACCCATAGTCTCATAGATTGCTCCAGCAGCACTTTTGTTAAATACGCGAGCAAGAGATCTAAAGCCTCTGCGGTTTGGCTTGGATGGCGTTGTCTTATAACCAATCCCACCTTTAACAATGCGAGCATTGTAACTAGGAAAGCGAGCCTGTGAGCCTTCACGGGCTAACCAGCCACTAAGGACTTGACCATCTGGCAGATAACCTTTAGCAGCCTTTGTAATTGGCTTAAGAGCTGCTGCAACCTCTTTAGGTAAAGCCTTGGCAAGGTCAGGACTAAACTGGCGTAAAGACTTTCTAAGAGCGACCGCGCCCTTGACGCTTGCTGGCATCGCTCACCTCTTTCGCTTCATCCTTGAGCCCTTGCACTAATGCATCGAGCATGGTCTTATCTAGATCTAATAACTGCTGTGGCGCGATTCCCAATCTAATGCTTAGCCTAGCGATTAGATAGGTGAACGGAAGATCGCGCTTTAAGCTAAAGGGTCTGAATCAAGCACCTCGACACTTTTTAGTGTCTCAATGAAATCCATACCGAAAGGCTTAACAGACTCACCTGACCTGCGTGTTACTTCCCATGCTAACCAATAGACATCGCTCTGCTTTTCTTCATCGCGAAACGCCTTATGGAAGCCCTTTTTAGCGTACTGCTCGAATGAGTACTCCACCGCTGGAGTGATCTCGCCTTCTAATACGCTTCCGTCTGTACGAACTATCTTTAGTTTTGCCATGGTTTGCCCCTTTGTTTAATTGATTAGAATGTGCCTGTTGATGCTACTGCGATTGTTGAGTTAGCAGTAAATGTGATCGACTGTGTGCCAATGTCACCAACAGCACCGTTGATGTCTGTTGTGTTATTGACTAGCAATGAGACTGTGTATAGAGGGTTAGTCGCTGAAACTGCTGTTCCCTTTGTCTGTAGGAATACAGCTGTGACTGTTGTACCCCATGCAGCCTGTAGTGTTGCCAATACATTCGCAGATGCTGTGTCATTTAGGAAGTCGATTGTGACTGTTGATGACTCTAGACCCTTAACGAACTTATGAGAGTTGTCCCCCATAGCCGTTACTTCTAGCTCATCGAATACGCGGTTGATTGTTACTGCTGTTACATGGTCTGAAAGATCGACAGAGTTAATCTTCACACCTACATTGTTATTTAGAAATACAGCCATGAGATTATTCCTCGTCCTTCTTAGTAGTTACTGGCTTTGATACTGCTGGTGCTACCTGCCCGATCTTGATCAGGAAGGCTTCATTCTCTTTTTCCCACTCGGACATTTTAACTCCAACTCGTAAGGATTGATACGGACATCTCGCAGCTGAGTAGGTCTCCCGAAGCAGCATTGAGAATACTTGGTGCGCTGATTGCGCTTACATTATAGGTCAAAGATGATGCTGCGAGCTTAGCGAACACGCTGCACATGAAATCTTCTATTCCATTGAGGTTACCCTCGTTATCGTAAAGGGGTACGACCATGATAATTTTCAGGTTAGCCATTGGGCTAATGGTGATGTGTTGATTATTACTAGGTGTCAAATAAGGATCATCTGGAGACACAATTACAGAGTTAGCAAGGACTGTGGCAGGTGGGAATGCAAAAGTCTGCCACTTAGCGTTATCGACTAACGCGGTTGCTAATGTGGTTCTGAGAGTAGTGACAGCAACAGGCATTAGCCCACCATCGATGTAGGCGCAAGTGCATGCGCGATCAATCCTCTTACCTTAGCGAGTAGCTGTGCGCTCATTCGATAAGGTGAGGGCTGGAAATCGACAGCGTTACTGCCTGAAAGGGTGGCTGTACGCGCTTGCCAGATCTCAACAGCGATCATCAAAGCTGCATTCTGAACTGCTGTGTCTAAAGTGTAATCGACATAAGTATCGCCTGATACTGTGCCAAAAGGTTGTACTGGATGCTCTACTGCTGGCACATTGTTATTGCCCGTGATGTTGTAGGTTATGTTGTAATCGCCTACTCCAGTTAGAGTCTTAGATCCGTTGTGCTTAGATCCGTTGCCTGTGATGTTCACAGTCTGACCTACATAAAAAACCTTTTCGACTTTTTCTTCGAAGTAAAGAGTGCCAGTTGTGGCTGTGTTGCTGTGTGCAATATTGTAATAAGAGTTAGTCCAGAGCATAGGCAGTAAAACTGCATCGGATGCATCACAGACTTCTTGAAGGGTGGCATCTGGGTACAGCGTACCGACTCCGAGAGTGCTGCGGAGTTCTGCGACTGTTGTGAGTGCCATGTTTTCCTTTCTAAAGACTCTAGGGGATCAGAGGGCTACTGACCCCCTAGAGCGACTTAGTAACCTATTAAGTTAGGTTGAACTTACGAACACCCTTACCTGACTTAGCAAGATAGATTGCTAAGTATCCGTAAAGGTTGATCTCGATCTCGCCAGATGTCAAAACATTGACACGAAGCTGTGTCTGTGGTGATTCCCAGACATAAACGCTGCTTGGAGCAACGAGGAATGCTGAGTTGTCGATTACGCCAGATGCAGCGATGTTGTGATCTACGATCAAGTCAGTACCGAGAACATTGCCACGAACAGATGTAGCAACTGCTGTACCTGCTGCGTTGTATGTTGCGCCTTGTGCTGAGTACAAAGCTCGTCCTGTGGTATCCGCGTAGCCGGTGATTGCTGCCCATTGGTCAGTCGAGGCAACTAGCTTGTTAGCAAAGTCTCCGCCTGTACCCTTGTATGCTGCTGCGCCTTCTACAGAGATGAATGACTGCAATCCAGCTGCTGTTGCTGCTGTAGTTGCTGCTGTTGTACCAGATGCGATGAATGCATTTAGAAGTGCTGTATCTGTTGCCTTCTCGTATGCCTTGCGAAGTTCGACCATCATCAATTCCATGAATGCAGGTGATGAGCGATCTACTAGCTCGAATGATACGCGCTGTAGTCCTGAGAACTTGTTTACATCTACTGTGTCGTATGCAGATGTCATGCCTGTCTCAGATGGTGCTGAACCTTCGTTTGTGTCTGCAACTGTTGGTGCAACATCTGGAGTAGATGCGTTTGTGTAAAGGCGTGGAACTGTGAAGCTCATACCTGAATCGATAAGTGCTTGGCGTGTTGATGCCTCGAATGCTGGACGACCTGTAAAGGTGTCTGTGATGAATGTGTCTAGGTGACGAGGTAGTGTCAAACCTGTGTTTGTTGATGTTGAATCATCTGCTGCGCGAACTACGCGGCGTGCTTCGTCATCACCTAGGGCAGCCTTGATGTTAGCTTCTAGATATTGTGCTGAAGTGATTGGTGCTACGCGCTCGCGCACGAATGTAGTTGCTGTCACTACAGTTGGACGAGCAGCTTCAACCGCTGCTGCTTCTACTGCTGGTGCTGCAACTGTCTCTGGAGTATTCTCCACAGCTGTCTCGCTTTCTGTTGGTGTGATTTCTTCTTCTACGACCTCTGGAGTTTCCTCAGCCGCTACATCGATAACCTGAGCAGACTTAAATGCTGGCTCTGTTACCAATGAAACTTCTAGCAACTTGGCAGCGGATACGAACATCACATTGCCTTTTTGCTTTGACTTAACTACTTCTACGCCTACTGAAAGACCTGATTGCAATCCTTCTTCAGCAAGGATAAGAGCTTCTGATCCACGGTTAGACTTTGAAATCTTGAATGATGCATAGATGCCATCTTCTTGCTCTGTGAATTGTGTTGCCTTGCCTAGTGGCTGGCGTGAATCATGCTGATTGAGTAACTTGACAGTCTTAGGATCTTCTGGAAGTGCGATTGCGCCCTTCTCGAATACGACCTTACCTGCTGAAGTGTTACCGACTTCGCCTGTTCCTGCTGGCACGATCTTGCCTGAGATCAAGCGTTCCTCAACATTGGCAATAAGCCCTGCTGTGAAGGTGATTACTTGGTTTTCCATTATTCGATTCCTTCGCTGCCGTTAGGCGTTAGATCTTCCATCTCCATAGCTTGTTCAACTGTAATCAAGCC